CTCGCGAAGAAGCCAAGGTTAAGACCTTCTCGTGGCTCTATTCTAGTAAGGAAAACAAGGACTTAGAGAAGCTGTACAACAAGGATTTTGTGCGAAATAAGTACTGGGATGGCTTCAAAATTAAGACGGATTATGGTAGAATAATGGAGAATGTGGATGAGCATCATGCACTCAACTACATCATTCAAAGCACCACGATTGACATGGTGCACGAGCAGGCCTACAAGGTCTACGAGCTTTTGAAGGGGAGGAAAAGTACCATCGCATTTCTTATTCACGACGCTGTGTATATTGACCTTGCTGACGAAGATCGTTATGATCTACTCAAAGTGCTTGACACCTTCAGTCAAACACGTTATAGTAAGTTCAAGGTTAATGTTTCGGCCGGCAAGAGCTTGGGTGAGATGAAGGAGTTGAACCTGTGAAAAAGAAGATGTATTACAACAAACTTGTGAGAGACAAGATTCCTCAGATTATTGAAGAAGATGGAAAGAAGTGCATCTACTCTCGCGTAGAAGGTGCAACTCTGGAGAACTACGCTAAAAGGAAGTTGCTCGAAGAGGTTGAGGAGTTTCTAGCTAATCCGACTGCTGAAGAGGCTGGGGATGTTATGGAGATCTTTCACTTCATTTGTGACCTGCACGAGATCAGGGACTCCCAGATTATGGCGACCAGCACAGCCAAGCGCGTCACTCGCGGCGGCTTTAACGAAGGCTTTGTGCTTAGTTGGGTGTTTGAGAAGTGATTGTCGTCGGCCTAGGTAGGGCAGGCTGCAGTATCGCGAAAGCTTTCTCTAAGTTTCCGCAATATGAGACTTATGGTATTGACACCACCAAGGAAGCAGACATTACAATCAAGGCCAAGAATAGTCACGAAGACTATGATGCAGAGTTCCCAAATCTTAAGAAGAAGCTTAAGTTTAAGGATGAGGACGTCCTGGTTGTCGTTGCTGGAGCTGGTAAGATCTCCGGTGGTGCTCTGAGGCTTCTAGAACAACTCAAGAACAATAGAATTTCAATCCTCTATATCGAGGGTGACCTGACAATCATGTCAGAGACACAAAAGAAGCAAGAACGAATCGTAAGCTCCGTACTTCAGGAGTATGCACGATCTGGCTTGCTCGAACAGTTTATTATTGTCAACAATGCATACATTGAAAGAAGCATTGGCGACATGTCGATCATTGGATACTATGATACGCTAAACCAAGCGATTGTGAATATCGTTCACATGACAAACGTGTTTAAGCATTCAGAGCCTGTGATCGGTAATTTCATCACTCCCTCAGAGATTACGCGCATTTGCACGATTGGTGCCGTGACCATAGAGGGGGACGACTACACTGAGTATCAAGAAAAATGGTTTTACCCCTTGACACACACGAAGGATGTGGTATATTACTATGGTATTGGCGAGGATGACCTGAAGAACGACGGCACGCTCTTCAGAAAAATTAACAATTTTGTTAAGTCTCGCCTTGACACAGGAGCAAATGTATCGTATGGTGTGTTTAGGACGAGTTACGAACAAAAATATTGTTATTGCATTCGATACTCTTCTGTGGTACAATACATAGATGAATTGCTAGGCGATCAGGAGATTAGCTGATCGTACTTTAACCCAAAAAGGAGAATAAAATGGGTATTAATTTGGATAAAATGCGAGAGAAGCTCGCAGCCTTGCGAGGTGAGGGTAATAGGGACAGTGTTTTCTGGCGTCCCGAAGATGGTGAGCAGGACATTCGTATTGTCCCGACTCCGGATGGTGACCCCTTCAAGGAGATGTGGTTCCATTATAATGTTGAAAAGGGCGGTTTCCTTTGTCCAAAGCGTAACTTTGGTGAAGAGTGCCCGGTTTGTGATTTCGCTTCTCAGCTTTGGCGTGAGGGTGTGGACAACAATGATGATCATAGCAAGAAGACTGCTAAGTCTCTCTTCGTTCGTCAGCGTTTCTTCAGCCCTGTTATGGTCCGAGGCCAGGAAGATCAGGGAGTTCGCATCTGGGGTTATGGAAAGACCGCATATGAGAATCTTCTTTCGCTCGTGCTCAATCCCGAGTATGGCGATATTACCGATACTGAGGCTGGCACTGACCTGACCCTCACTTACGGTAAGCCCGCAGGGGCATCGTTCCCACAGACGAAGCTCGTCCCCCGACGACGTTCTTCTGAGTTGTGTGAGGACCTCACTCCAGACAAGTGCGCTGAGTTGCTTGATAGCATTCCAGAGTTCGCTGGCCTGTTTGATCGCAAGTCGACCGAGGAAGTTCGAGCAATGCTTGATAACTTCATTAACTCGCAGGTCGAGGATGCAGAGTCGGTCAGTAGTGAGACCACGAAGTATGGCAACAAGAGTGATGGCGAGGTCAACGCCGTCGACGCTGCCTTCAAGGAGCTTGGTGCTCTCTAAAATATCCCCTCCGCAGGGAGGCCCGGGGTTACAGGGGTCTCACTTTTAGAAAGGAAGAGTTATGACTACTACAACGAACCGTCTTGAGACGCTGATTACGCTTCTTGAAGAGACTCGCGATGATCACGATAAGTTCTTTACGGCTGGCAATAATGCTGCTGGAACTCGTGTTCGCAAGGCTATGCAGGAAGTGAAGACGATCGCTCAAGAGCTTCGCGTTGAGGTCCAAGAGACTAAGAACGCAAGGTAGACTCTACCGTCCGCAGGGAGGCATGGGATACAGATGCCTCAAATTATCACACAATAGGGAGTTTAGAATGAGTGATTTTATGGATAGACTTCGTGAGCTAAATGTTGCTGACGATGATTTTGTGACCCTTAGCTATACTGAGGGCAATGATGTTTGGCACTGCACTGACAGTTATGTTAAGGATAGTGTTTATGAGACCGACACTGCTGCTATGCTGGCCGGTCTTCTTGCTGCGGGTGTTCCGGTTTACGGCGCGTGGGGAGAAGCCACGGTTGGAGCCGACATTCTTAATGAGATGCGTTTTAACGGCGCGCTTGAGGACTATGACTATGAGGGTTGGTTTGAGGAGTATCTGACGGAGAAGCTTCAGGAAAGCATTTATGAGGGCGAGTATTCGCTTGAGTATTCGACCGAGCAGTATGACTACAAGCGCGGCCGATGCGACATCTCAACGGAGGTCCGAGTTCGTGTTGGTGACATGTTTGCCGCAGAGAATTCCAATGAGTTCCGATTCATGGGATTTGATGCAGGATCGTTTGTCGGTGGTTTTGATGTTTCGGTCGAGACCGGTAACGGCGTCCTCACGCTTAACTAATGAAAACCTTGGATTTGCACGGTGAGAGGCACGAAGGAGTTGTTCAGAGACTTCACAGCTTTGTGTACAACAATGAACTGCCTGTTCGTGTCATCACCGGCAAATCTGAGACAATGAGAAAAATAGTGGTTGACACGGTGAGTCAACTAGGGTATCATACACACTCTGAACGATTGATCAACGAAGGTTGCTTGATCGTCACCGAACAAGAATTCGTAATCTAGAAAGGAAATATAATGATTGCACGAACTAACCGACTTACGCTTATGGCGTTCCTGGCCCTCATGATGGGCTTTGCAGCAACAACTTTTACTGGCTGCCCCTCCAGTGGAGACGACGACGACTCTGCTGCGGATGATGATGATTCCGCCGGCGACGACGACGATTCGGCGGCCGAGTAATGGAGTGGCTTACTTTCTCAGGAGTTATCAGTACATTGATAGCTGCAGCCACCGGCTGGGCTATTGGCCAGACGATTCTTAATACCTATCGTCTGCGCCGTCTTGAAAACCAGAGAAGCGGAGAATAAGTTATGTGGACGGCGCTAGCTCTAGCTATTATAGTTTATTATATGTTGGAGCTAAAGCGCCAGCTACAGGAAACTCGCGAACATGTGGAGACACTCCATAATGATGTGAGAGATGAAATTTACCAAAGATACGGAGAGAGATTCGATGGCAAAAAGTAAGTCAAAGGCAGGCAAGATTTCAATTGATGGTCTGCGAACTTTAATTAATAAAACTTCGGGCGTGGAAGTCGCCCACAACCTTAAGGAAGCAAATCCTACAGAGGTAAAAGAATGGATTCCAACTGGCTCGCGCTGGCTGGACTCTATCATTTGTCGTGGACAACTAGCGGGCATTCCCGTTGGAAAGTTCACGGAGATTGCTGGCCTCGAATCGACCGGCAAGTCTTTTATGGCCGCGCAGTGCGCCGCAAATGCCCAGAAGATGGGCATGAACGTGGTGTACATGGATTCAGAGTCAGCGATTGACCCAGGATTCCTAGAACGAACCGGATGTGATTTAGAGAATCTGATCTATGTCCAGGCACAATCTGTGGAACATGTTCTAGAGACTGTAGAGGCCGTCCTGGCCTCGGGTGCTGAGCGCACCCTGTTTATCTGGGACTCGCTGGCTCTGACTCCTACTGTGTCAGATGTGGAAGGAGATTTCAACCCTCAATCCACAATGGCCATGAAAGCACGCATTCTCTCTAAGGGAATGTCTAAGCTGACCATTCCGATTGCAAACACTAGGTCTGCATTCTTGGTTCTGAATCAGCTGAAGACAAACATCCCGCAGGGGCCGAATGCACGCATCGTCGCAATGACGACGCCCTATATCACACCTGGAGGTAAGGCTATGCATTATGTATATTCTCTCCGTGTGTGGTTGACAGGACGAAAAGCAAAGTCTGCATTTATCGAAGACGATAGCGGTTTCCGCATCGGCTCGGAAGTAAAGGTTAAGCTTGAGAAGTCCCGTTTCGGAACTCAAGGTCGTAACTGTGCCTTCAAGATTCTCTGGGGCACTGACGATGTTGGTGTTCAGGATGAAGAGAGTTGGCTAGAAGCAATCAAGGGATCCGACAATCTCCGCCAAGCAGGAGCGTGGTATTCCCTCGTGCATGCTGATGGAACTGAAGAGAAGTTCCAAAGCGCACACTGGACTGATAAACTACAGGATGAGAAGTTTAGGTCCCGCGTATTTGAAATCATGGATGAAGAGATAATTCGCAAGTTTGATGTGCGTGAGGGAACCGCGGCAGATTTCTATGACGTAGATAAAGAATAAAACTGAATAAACGCTTGACACTGAAGCTCCTATGGGATATACTCATAGGAGCTTCAAACGTTAGGGGATAACACATGAACATTTTTGTAGTAGATACAGACCCGGAGGTGGCAGCGCGCCAGCTCTGCGACAAGCACGTTGTAAAGATGGTGCTTGAGACAGCCCAGATGCTTTGCACTGTGGCCCACCAGAACGGCTTTGACAGTGCACCCTATAAGGTTGCACACCCAAAGCATCCTTGCACACTGTGGGCGGGTAAGTCCGCAGCCAATTGGCAATGGCTGATTGATCACGGCTTGGCAATGTCCGAAGAGTATACTCGTCGGTATGGGCGAGTTCACAAGAGTCAAGCAGTTATTGAGTGGTGTGCTAGGTTGCCAATTAAGTTTAGCGACAAGGAACAAACACCGTTCGCTCAGGCAATGCCGCAGCAGTACAAAAACCCTTGCGCTGTGACTGCATATAGGGCATACTATCATGGTGAGAAGGCAGCCTTCGCAACTTGGAAGTCGGATACCCCGGCATGGTGGGTGACAGCATGAAACGAGTAATGATTGTAGACGCCCTGAACGCCTATTTTAGAGCCTTCATCGTCAATCCTAGCCTCTCGGTCCACGGACAGCCCATCGGGGGCCTCAAGGGCTTCCTAGGCATCCTACAGAAGCTTTGTCGGGACATCAACCCGGATAGTGTTGTGATTGTTTGGGACGGCCCCGGCGGATCTCGTAAGCGTCGAGAACAGAACAAGAACTATAAAGAAGGTCGAAAGCCTATCAGGGTCAATCGACCTACCAATCTGACGATGGAGGAGCAGCAGGCCAACATGGCATGGCAGCAGATTCGTTTGGTTGAATATCTTAACGAACTCCCAGTTATTCAGTTTCGCTTTGATGAGATCGAGGCTGATGACATTATTGCATACCTTACACAGACTCAGCAGTTTGAAGGGTGGGAAAAGGTCATTGTCTCCAACGACAAGGACTTTATTCAGCTGTGTGACGACGAGACTGTCCTGTTTCGACCTACTCAGAAGGTAGTACACAACAAGAAGAATGTTGTTGAGGCTTTTGATATTCATCCTCGCAATTTTGCTGTTGCACG